TGAACTGGTGTTCCATCACGATATGTTGCATAAGTTCCAGAACCAGTATAGTTAATATCCATATTAACCAAAGCACAAGGTTGAAACGAGTTCAAAAATGGATGTGCTGAAGCACCTTGCATATACATCAGCTGGTATATACTTGGTGGTTTTACAAAGATACCTCTATCACTAGATGGCACCATAGTCTTTTTAAATGTTCTAATAATCTGCTTGACCATCTGACCTTCATCATAACTTCTTGGCGCAAAATCAAACATAAAGGAGAATGCTCGAAGATTTACACCACTGAAGAGTAGTTCCAAGTTTGGATTCAAAATCTGACCCGTTGCTCTGGAAACAACTGCTTCAGGATTAGCACCAACGCCAAATGCTGAAATTGCTGCAATGATTGCTTTTTTTCCCGTTCCATCGATAGCGCCTGCCTTATTAATTAATTCATTTGCAGCACCTGTAAAACCACCTATAACATCTCCAGTTTCTCCTACATTCTGAATCATATTCATTCCTGCTGCTTGGAGAGGATTAATCGTATCTTCTCCCCAAGAAACTGAGTTGCTATCAGTGATATTGTTTGGGATTGGTAGAGTTACGGTGTATTGGGTCTTTACATTACTTCCTCGTTGAACATCTGATTGCTTCAATAAACCATCAAATATTTTACTACTAAGACCACTGGTATCTACTGATGAAGTTACTATTTTATTTTTACTAGGATCGTCTTTATTTTCATCAAGATACTCAGTGCTTTCTACAGAATCAAGTAAAGCTTTTGCTGGTTTGTTCTTGTATTCTTGTATTTGTATCTTCAAGTAATCTGTGCTGCTATCAATCATTGACAGAGGATATCTCATTATCTTCTGTTGGGCACCCTTTGATTTTCCACCAGCATCTGGTTCAGGATTTTTTTGTCCTTCAGCCTTTCTGGCTCTATTTTGCTTTCTTCTTTCTTGGATGCGAATTCTATTTCGCTCCATCTTTGCTTCTCTGGACATTAGAGATTTTTTAGTTATTTAGCTGGATATTACCAAAAGGTATTGCTTGCAAATCTTTTACCTCTGCTGGGTAGGCTTCATAGAGTCCACCTGCTACTTCTTGAAAGGTATATTGTCTTACTTTACCCCAGTGAAAATTAACTCCACGAAATCCCCAAGAGAATACATCAGTCACTGCAACCAGAGGATTTTGATCATATTCAATGTTGGGTGTTTTGGGATTATAAACAAAGATATAATACTTTCCAACTTCAGGTGTTTTAGCACCTTCATCCATCAACTCCATCAATTTCATCATCAGATCATCAGGATCTTCAGTGCCATTCAAACCATCAGATACTGTGCGTATCCTATTATAATTTAGATCAGTATCTGTAGGTTGTGCCATTTTAGATACCTAATTCTTTTTCAGTGAACACTTTAAATTCATAACCACGATCCAAGCACCACTCATTTGCTGCTCTCCACTTTGCCTGATTTTTGGCATACTCATATGCTTCATTCAGATATTTTTTAGTCTGCCTTTTTGGTTTTGCTGGAGGCGAGCATTGTTTCTTTGGTTTGATCTCTATCAGATATTTCTTCAGAGATCCATTTCTTTCTTTGACCTTGATAGCAAAGTCTGGAAAGTAACGATGAACCCTTTTATCAATTGGAGATCTGTATGGAATGGCAATCTCTTCAGAACGCCACTCTAGAATATTCTCATTATTATCACAGTAGACCATAAATTTGCGCTCCCAGAGAGAACGGTATATAATATTGGTCGGATCTCCTTTATATTTTCTAGGATGGGAAGGTTGATATTTTCCTTTATATGCCATCTAAATAATAATAACGAAACCAGTATAGGTATTTAGAGTGTCGGCACCAAGACCTAGAAAGATATCAGAGTTCAAACCAACGTTCTCAAACTTAGCACAAACATCTCACTACCAGTTGACCTTTGGTGGTTTGTCTTTTCCTTTACGTCAACACCTAGCGATTAGAGGTGTGGATAGTAGATTTATTGGCGAGACTGCAGGACTTCTTTGCAGCACAGCACAAATTCCAGGATCATCTCTTGGAACTGCTGACATCACAGGAAACTTTATGGGTGTCGGTGAAAAGATGGCACATACAAGGATCTTCACTCAAATTGATCTTGAGTTCTATGTTGATAAGGACTACAAGACTATGAAGTTTCTTGAGCACTGGACTGAATTTATTGCCAGTGGATCTGGAGAAAGCAATGGAAAACAGGGGTACTACTTCAGAATGCAGTATCCAGATGATTATAAGTGTGATAGAACAAAAATCGTCAAGTTTGATCGCGACTATAGACAGTCTATTGAATATACATTCTTTGGAATGTTCCCAATTTCTTTCAGCAATACACCTGTCTCTTATGGTGGATCTGATATTCTGAAAGCAACTGCGTCATTTAACTTTGATAGATACGTTGCAGGTAGAGTAAGTAGTCTTGATATTGCTAGAGGAACGGATAATAATAGGGTAGGTGGTGTTCTTGGTGATGCTATTGATGCTATCACTTCAACTGTAAGGAACAATAGTAGAAATTCCAAGGTTGTAGATAGTGCTAAACGTGAAACGAGAGACACTGCTTCAAAAGTTAAAGGAAGTAAAAAGGCTGCAGGTGGCAGTGGACAAGTCATTTCTGAATATGAAAGATAGAAAGTTCTGAAAACACCACTAAATAATTTTATCGTAATCTAACATTATGCCATTACCAAAGATTTCTACACCAACTTATGAGTTGACGTTGCCTTCAACTGGAAAGAAAATCAAGTATAGACCATTTTTAGTTAAGGAAGAAAAAGTTCTGATCATCGCAATGGAGAGCGAAGATACAAAGCAGATCACAAATGCAGTCAAAACTGTGATCAAGAATTGTATCTTGTCTCGTGGTGTTAAAGTAGAAGAACTTTCAACATTTGATATTGAGTATCTGTTCCTCAACATTCGTGGCAAGTCTGTAGGTGAAGAAGTAGAGGTTCTTGTAACTTGTCCAGATGATGGAGTTACTCAGGTTCCTGTAGTTATTCCTCTGGATGAAATCAAAGTTGAAAAAACTAAAGGACACACACGAGATATTAAATTAGATGATGATTTGACACTGAGGATGAAGTATCCATCAATGGAAGAATTTGTGAAGAGTAACTTCTCTATGAGTGACAATGTAAGTTTGCAGGATACTTTTGAAATCGTTTCAGCTTGTATCGAACAAGTTTACAATGAAGAGGAGTCTTGGTCTGCAAAAGATTGTACCAAGAAAGAATTGGCAGAATTTATGGAACAGTTGAGTTCTAAACAATTCAAGCAGATTGAAGGATTTTTTGAGACAATGCCAAAATTGTCACATACATTTAAAGTCAAAAATCCAAACACTGAAGTTGAAAGTAATGTTGTTCTTGAGGGTTTATCGGCTTTTTTCGTGTGAGTATGGCTCATATTGATCTTGAGTCATACTATAAGGTAAATTTTGCCCTAATTCAACATCATAAATATAGCTTGACAGAACTCGAAAATATGATACCTTGGGAAAGAGAAATTTATCTCACACTTCTCAAGCAATTTATTGAAGAGGAAACACTAAAGGAAAGAGCAAGGGATGGCGGAAGTCTCTGACCAACAATTAGCACAACTAGGAGTTAAGTTAGAAAGAATTTCTATTCGTGTAAGTTCTTTTGGTAGTTCTCTTGCGACCATTTCTAATCAGTTATCTCAAGCATCCTCTTTGGAGAGGATGAAAGAAAAGCAAGAGCAAGATAGAGAAAGAATATTAGCAGAACAGGCACTCCGAGAAGGAAAGGAGAGTGTCTTTGAACGCAAGATGCAGAATGCACTTGTAGCACCAATGCAAAAAGTTGCAGGTCCTGCAATGAATGCGTTGGCGAGACTGCAAAATTTCTTCCTTGCACTTGGAGCAAGTTGGTTAACTGGAAGAATATTTGCTGCGATTAAAGCAGCACAAGAAGGAAATAAAAGTAAGTTAGAAGAGATAAAAGGAAATATCTTAACTGGATTAAGAAGGGTTCTTTTAGTATTCACTCTTGCTAGATTTGGAATTAGCAGAGCAATACGAGCGATAATCGGTGTTGGTGGTGCCATAATGAATGGCATCTATACTGGATTAATTAGAAAACCATTTGTCGCATTGATGAATGCGATTAGAAGAGCATCTGCATCTGCAGCTAATACGGTTGGTAGATTGTTTGGACGTGCTCCACGTTCACCCTTACCAAGACAACCACAACCTAGAGTACCTGGACGACCTGGTGGAGGGAAACCTGGTGGAGGGAAACCTAGTGGCGGTATATTTGGAGGTCTCTTTAACGGTATATCTGCATTTATGAATTTGAAGAATGGTGAGTATGTAGATACTGCCATTCTTGCTTTGGGTATGTTTGGACCTGGTAGACTAGTTAAAGGTCTGATGAGTATTGGTTTTGCTGCTGATGAAATTGCAGAAGCATTTGGAATGAATATTTTTGGAAAAGATCCAAATGCACAAGCACAAGCAGCTGCTGTAGTAGAAGAAGCAAAAGCACAAAGAGCATCTGCAGCAGACACGTCATCAAATGTTCAACCAACAGAACCCTTGATGGGTGGAGATTCTTCATCTTCAGGCGATTCTTCAAAAGAGGATGGTGTAGAAGCAAATACTTCTCAAGCAAACTTCCAGAGTGAAGACTCTACACAACCTGCGGATGTGTCACCATCAGGATCACAGGAACCACCTGCTGCACAAATTTCATCTTCATCTTCATCATCAACTTCCTCATCTCAAGTTGGTCCCACACCAAAACCAGAACCACAAGTAAATATCATTCCACAATCTTCAAATCCACAATCAGTTCCTGCAGAAGGTGGTGCTCAAGCATCTAAAATTCCTAATATTCCATCAAGCAATATTGATAATTTCTATACCTTGTATTCACAAGTCAATTATAATGTGGTGACCTAATATGTCGATACAAATTAGAAATATATCACAATCAATAACAGGACTTGGTAGAGGTATCCAATCTGCTCAAAGTAGTGCCAAGACAATACAGGGCACACTGAAGAGATCGATTGCGCTTAATAGAAAGTCTATGCGCATATCTCAAGAGACTTTTCTTAAAAGAAGGGACGCTGTAAGAAGAAGAGAGCAAGAGAGTCTGATAGAAGCAAATACTCTCTCTGGAGCGACTGCTAGACAAGGAAGTGTTGCTGGAAATAGTACAAAGGGATTCCTAGGAAGAGTTATGGACTTCATAGGATCTATATTAGTTGCTTGGGCAATCAAGAATTTACCTGCCATTGCTCGAAGAATTAGAGCAATCATAAGCAGAATTCAAAGAGTAGCAACACAACTACAGTTGCTAGTGCAAAATGTAGGAAACTTCTTTAATGGTCTGACTGGTGCACTTTCTGCTCTCGGTCAAAATTTTATAGAGTTTGATTTTTTCGATGAATCTCAAAGATTTAAAGAATCTGTTGATTATATGTCAAACTCGGTTGAATTGATGAAGGGAAATATAGAATCTGGTTTTAATATTTTGAGAGAACCGATTGATTTTATGCCACTAGAGCAAGCTGCTTCTGGTGCTGGTATGGAACCAGTGGAGCAGCAAGCACAGGAAGGTGAACCTACTACAACTACAACTACTACAACAACCACCACTGCTGGTTCTTCAATGACTTACAGTTCCCAAGGTGGAACAAGGATAACAGATCCTGGTGGACAAGACTACGGTGAATATGGTGCTGATAGAATGGGATCAAGAGGATCCTCTCGTGTTCACGGTGCTGGTGGAGAAATGGGACACACTGGCGAAGACTATGCTATGCCAGTTGGAAAACCACTTACAATGATTGCAAAAGGCACAGTTGTTGATGTTGGTATGGGTGAAAATGGTGGGTACGGAAACTTCGTTACTATTCAGTTAGACAATGGAATGTTTGTTAGAATGGCACACTTGGATCAGGTGTATGTCAAGAAAGGACAGAGAGTTGGTGCAGGATCTGCAGGTGGTGGTAGAGCAGTTGTAATCGGAACGAGTGGTAATACTGGTCTTTCAAGTGGACCACACTTACACCTTGATTATGCCAAATCTTATGATCCTGGAACTGCAATGGTGTCACAGACATCAAATCCAAAGAGTTTCATTGAAGGTGGTGGTCTTGTTATTGGATCAAATGTAAAATCATCTGGACAAGTTTCCACGACAGTCACGCCTGCTGCTGCAGAAGAAAGCACTCCACAACAATCTGTTGGTAGAGGTAAGTTAAGTGCAAAGCAGATTGCTGATGTTGCTAGACAGGCAGGCATCCCTGAAGATAAGATCCCAACTATGGTTGCCATTGCTATGGCAGAATCTGGTGGTAATAGTGAGGCACATAATCCAAAATATCCAGATAACTCATTTGGATTGTGGCAAATCAATATGCTTGATGAACCAGGATATCAACTTGGTGCAGAGAGAAGGCAGAAATATGGTTTATCGTCTAATGAAGAATTAAAAGATCCACTCACAAATGCTAAAGCAGCATTTGACATCCTCAATAGTCAAGGTTTAGGTGCGTGGAGTGTTTATACATCTGGCAAATACAAAGATTTCTTGCCTGATGCACAAGCAGCAATTTCGTCAACTCCAAGATCAACAGGAGATTTACAACTTCCTGATAGTAATAATTCTATCAATGTTCCAATGCCACCAGGACAATCTCAACAACAATCTTCTGGATCTGCTAGTGGTGGTGGATTGATGGGTGCTCTCAACGATGCTGGTCAGACGTTAAATAGATTCATAACACAACGTTTCTTAAATAATCTGTAAATGTCAAGAACCGAATCAAAATTTGATGAGTTAATCATAGAATCTAATGACGGGACAAACTCGGTTGACGTTGTTAAGGGCGTTAGAGCAATAGATTATTTCGAAGATATATTTTCTCCCATTGTAACTTGCAAGATAACTGTTGTTACAACTGGCGATGCTATGCCAGGAAAAGATGGAAAAGGTCAGTCGATCTATAATGGTCTTCCATTAAGAGGTGGTGAAAGAGTAGCAATGAAGATTGCAGCAAACTCTGATACCAATCAACCACTAGACTTTTCTACCAACAAAGAAGATTACTTGTATGTTTCTAGCATCAGTAATGTTATAATGGAGAATCAGAGGGAAGCATTTCAACTTAATCTTGTTCCAAGAGAAGCGATTACAAACGAAACAACAAGAGTGTCGGGAAAATATCCAACTGATGCACCGATTGACGTATCAGTAAAAAAAATTATAAAAGACTACATCAAAACAGACAAGGAAGTAAATGTTGATGAAACTTCCAACACGTATGGTTTTATTGGAAATCTGAAGAGACCATTCAATATTTTAGTTTGGTTGGCATCGAAAGCAGTGCCAAAGAGACAAGACTCTAGTGCTGGATTTTTATTCTATCAAACTATAGATGGTTTTAACTTTAGATCTATTGATTCTTTAATTTCATCTGAAGCAAAAGCAGTATATGATTATAGTGATGTTGTGGAGAATCAAGTAGAAAGTAATAATGATTTTAAAATTTTAGAATATAATATTGATAGGAATCAAAATCTGTTAGAAAAATTAAGATTGGGTGCTTACGCTAGTTTCAGGGTTGGATTTAATCCTCTGAATTGTACCTTCACATTGCCACAGAAAGGTCTTTTCACTCAAAAAGATTATCTCAGTAAGACCAAGAATCTTGGACAAGAGTTGAAGTTACCACCTATTTCTAACGATTCTAATCAGACATTGGGAGAACTTCCTAGCAGGATTATAACTCAAGTTCTTGATATTGGAACGATGGAGAAGGGTGTATCAGTCAAACCTAATGCTGATCCATTCGAATATCAATCACAAGCAGTGATGAGATATAATCTTTTGTTTACTCAAACTGTGAGAATGACTGTCCCTTTGAATACTAATTTGAGGGCAGGTGATCTAATTGAATGTAACTTCCCAAGAGTAACAACCAGTGAGATTGCTGAAATGGACGATGAGCAAAGTGGACTATATATGATTAAGGAACTATGTCATCATTATGACAATGAAAATTCATTGACATCAATGAAGCTTGTTAGAGATACTTACGGCAAATACGGAACAAATAACAAGTAATGGAAGAATCTTTACTACGAACTAATTTTGTTGGAAAAGACGGTTTCATCTGGTGGATTGGACAAATTCCACCAGTAGAATCTTGGATTGGTCAAGCAAATGGTGGAGGATGGGGAAACAGATATAAGGTTCGTATTATGGGATATCATCCCTACAATACGAATGAACTTCCTGATGAAGATCTACCTTGGGCAGGTGTAATTTTACCACCAGGTAATACTGGATCTGCTGGAGTATCAAAGTCTGTCAAGTTCCAACCTGGAGATACTGTTATTGGTTTCTTCCTGGATGGTGAGAATGCACAGATCCCAATGATCTTTGGATGTTTTGGTAACTCACAATATGCTGTAAAGGATGGAGAAAAACTTCCTTTTGGATCTTTTACTGGATATACAGATCAAATACAGAGACCATCAGCAACCACAGTTAGTGCTAATGAGTCAAATGATATAAGTGCAGCATCAAAACCATCGCCAAGACACTTATCTCCAAAGGATGCAAAGAAAGTAGATGAAGAAAATCCTGCAGCAATAGCATCTGCGGAAGGTGCTGTGATCAAACTTCCTACAAAGGAAAAGGATGCTGTCGCAAAGATTCAATCAGAACTTGAAGAATTCTCTAATTTTATACAGAATGTCAAAGCGCAGTTTGAGGAAGGACTAGATTTTGTAAAAGAGTGGGTTGATAATGAGATCACTCAAAGAGTAGATAAAATTGTTGCATCAGCAAAAGGTCTTGTTGGTGGAATGGTCAATGGTTTGATGGAGGGTATGATTCCAATCATGAAGCAGGGATTGGAGATGCTTTATCAGACTGTCTATAGAACTGTTTTGGCCGCGACTGGATTGCAACCGGTTGCACATAAAGCAGGTGTCATAGCACAGAAAGCAATGGGTATACCCATCAAACTGATAGAAGACTTCATTCCTTGTGTCGTCAATAAAGTTTTAGGTCAAATTGGTGATTTGGCAAAGGGTATCTTGAGATCAGTTGCAGATAACGTTTTAAACTTTGTTGGATGTGTTGCAGATCAATCTGTTGGTGCACTATTGAATGGTATTATAGGATTTGTTGATGGTGCATTAGGACCTTTGATTGGTGGAGTACAAAAAATCCTACAGTTTATCGGTGGATTTAGTGTAGAAGGACTGTTGAGAGAAGGTATTTCTGCTCTGTCAGGTATCATAGGTTTCGCAAGTTGCAATAAGGATTCAAAATCATCAGACGCACCTATCAAATATCAGATTGGTTTTGGTCCTGTAGATGGTGGAACACCCAACTTGGATAAGATTATGGAGGGTGCCAATGTTGCGAAAGGAATGTTAGAGGCTGGAAAGGAAGGATTTAGTTTACTGTCTGGAACAATATCTCAATTAGGTAATGTTGGTGAAGCGATTGAAGGATGTTATGCTGGTCCTCCTCAAACTTGTAATCCTCCGAAGTTGAGTATTTTTGGTGGTGGTGGAATAGGTGCAACAGCAGAGGTTGTAATGGGTGGTCTTACACCAATTGGAACTGCAAGTATCATTGGTGTTAAGATAACATCTGGTGGTAGTGGATATAGTTCTCCACCATTTATTCAAATTCAAGATAATTGTAAGCAAGGATATGGTGCTGTTGCTAGAGCAACAATCAAGAATGGTGTTGTTAATGATATCTACGTTGTATCTGAGGGTGAAAACTATCCTCCAGGTGAGATAATTCCACAGGTTGTTACAGATGTATCTGTTATCAATCCAGGAAGTGGATACTCATTTGATGATGTAGTCATAGATAATCTTGGAAATGAATATGAAACAACAATATTCAACGGAGCAATCCTTAAGGTAACCCCAATAAATACTAATGATATAACTGATTTACCTAGACTATCTGTTAGAACAACAACTGGATCGGGTGCTAAATTATATCCAACTCTTGGTGAGAGACCCACTGGAGAACTGCAACAAGTTATAGACTGTGTTACCTAATGGCAGAGCAAAACTGGTATAGAAGATTCGTCGAAAGTTATGGACCCAATTTTAGGATTGATATCAACAATCCACAAATGGGTTATAGTGGTGCGCACGTTTATGATATCTACGGTGTAACGGATCAGGACGAGAAAGCAAATATTTCTTTTGATCACAATGGAAAATTAAAATTTCATAGTGATAGAACTATTGAGATTGTTGCTGGAGAGCAGCAGTCGAGAGATGGTAAGCGAGATGTTGATATTTTAATTCATACTAGAAATGGTGATGTTGCAATTACTGCTAGTAAGAATGGTGAGATAAGAGTTTCTGGAAAAAATATTATTATAGATGCCGATGATGAACTTACTTTGAAAGCAGGCAATGAAATTAAAGTTGAATCTGATAATGGAATTCAACTTATGAGTAATGCAATTGATACTAAAGCACTGCAAGGTAACTTGGTTCCAACTGCATTGAAATTTGGATCAAGAGTATTTGCTGGATCTTATGTCGGTGCAGACTTTATTACTTCTACATTTAGTCTTAAGATAGGATAAAAATGGCAGAAACTAATCCAGATCCTAATGTAGAACCAACAATAACAGGCGAGGAAGCCTGGTTTAATGAGGATGCCAGATTTTTTAGTGATGTTTATATCTACGGCAATCTATATTACGATCAAGCAAATACGACAGAAAGTTTAACCCTTGACAATCTAATTGTCAAATCTCAAGCTCTTCTTAATAATTTAAATGTTTCTGGTGTCAGTACATTTAGTGGTCAGTTATTTGGAACCAACGCTAGTTTTACTGGTATAACAACATTTAACTCAATCAGAGTTGAAAATATTGATCTTGATAATCTTGTAGTTGGTATTGCCACTGTTCAAGAAAGATTTGAACTTACCAATGAAGATGGAACAAATCACGTAGTTGGTTTTGCTACTGGAGTTAGAGCTGGTCGGATTGGTATAGGTAGCACCACACCTGAACAGTTACTCGATATTGATGGTGCAGTCAAAGTTCTCAACATCTTTGACTCTGTAAACACTCCTGGTGTTAATGGATTCTTCTTATCAAGAGACCAAAATGGTATTCGATGGACTTCACAACCACCAAATGCAGAAACAGACGGTATCTTTGTTCAGAATGAAGGGACTTTAGTATCTGCTGCTACATCATTTACCACAGTCAACTTTATTGGCACAGGTTCTGGTGATGACCTTGTATTTGCTACACAGAATGCTGCTGATCCAAACACCGTTGTTGATGTTAGTATCATATCATATTGGTTAGCAGACAACAATGGTATTCATACAACCAGACAGGTTGGCATCAATAGTGCGATACCAAGAACTAACTCACAATTAGATATTGATGGGCGTGTAGATATTAGGGGCGATGTTGGTATTGCAACTGATCTTACCGCAGGTGGTTTCCTGGATATTGGATCATCAGCAAATATAACCAATGATCTGAATGTTGGTGCTGCAGCAACTGTTGGATTTATCACAGTAACCAATAATGCTTTTATCTCTGGTCTCAGTACGTTTACTGGATTTGTTGATATCAATAACAATGTTGATATTACGTCCGCAATAAATGTTGGTGGTGCTGCGACAGTTGCTGGAGCATTTACTGCAGAAGATATTGTAACACTAGAGGGACCAGTATTCATTGGTCCAGAACTGATTATTGCAGGATTTACAACTGGTACAATATCTACAGCACAATTTGCGGACGCAACAGGTGTTTCAACATTTGCTGTAAGTTCTGGTATTGCAACTCTTGCTGGTATTGGATCAACTGCAGTTACTGTTGAAACTTTCACCAAAAACAATGATCAGTTCTACTTCTTACCTTTTGTAGAAAACAATGTAGGAACATTTGGTGAAGAACTTGGTGTTGATGCTGGTATTAAATACAACCCATCAACAAATGATCTTGAAGTTGTCAATAATTTAACCGTAGGTGCTGCGATCACCACCGGTAGTATTGGTGTCTCTGCTGGTGCTACTGTTGGTGGAGCAACAACATTACATTCATCATTGCAAGTTCAAGGAACTACACTGTTTGAAGATAGTGTTGAATTTGATAGCACAATCACTGATATCAATGGATCAACAGGTGTTGGTGCAGGTAAAACTGACTATAGATTAGCATCTGTTGGTACTGGTGTATCTTGGAGACCACCAGGTGTTCAGACAACTAATCTTATCTATGTTTCAGTTGATGGTAGTGATAATAATTCAGGTCTTTTAGAAGGCGATGCAAAAGCCAGTATTGGTGGTGCTGCAGCAGTTGCACAAGATGGAGACACCATATATGTACGACCTGGAACATACTTTGAGAACAATCCTATTGGATTGAGAACTGATGTTTCTGTTTCTGGTCAAGATTTGAGACTGGTTACAGTTGTTCCTGTTAATCCAACGGACGATATTTTCCATGTCAGACGAGGTTGTCTGGTTGAGAATATGAACTTTGCTGGTGAGAATGTTGGTGTTTCTCACACTGGCGCTGGTTGTGTTGCTTTCCCACCAACATCAGAAAGTGTTCTTGCTGGTATTGTTAGTGCTAGAACTGGATATCAAGAACTTGGACCTATCAATGAAGGACCAAGTGGAAGATGGAGATCACCTTATATTCGTAACTGCACAAACTTTGCTACTGGTAGCATTGGTATGAGAATCAATGGTGATGATGCTTCAGCGAACTTTACTGGTAGTGTCAACCTTGGACAAGATCTGAAGTCTATGGTTTGTGATTCGTTTACACAATACAATCAAAACGGTATTGGTGTTTCGATCACCAATAAAGCATATGCACAGTTGGTTTCTATTTTTACAATCAACTCACAGATTGGTATCTTTGCTGGTAGTGGTGGACAATGTGATATTACAAACTCCAACTCATCCTTTGGTATTTACGGTCTGTTAGCAGACGGAACAAGTCCTAAAGAATTTGCTGGTGTTGTTACATCTGCAACTCTTGCAGATGCTGACACTTTTGAACTTGCAGATGTGAGAGATACAAACTCTGATGTTAGAAAACCATTTGATGGTCAGGGTGCATTCTTTATGATTGATCTTGCCAACTTCACTGATGTTGGTGGTGCTACTGGTATTGTTACTGAACCATTGAAGACAATCAGAAACATCGTCGTCACGAATGGTGGATCTGGATACAGTCAGACAGCACCACCAAATGTAACTATATCTGAACCTCAAGGACCTGAACCAATCCTTGCAGAACTTTCAGCAAACGTTAGTGCTGCTGGTACAGTCACTTCAATTGACGTTATCGCCAGTGGAAGAAACTTCTTACCAACACAAAACATTGACATTTCTATCTCTGGAAATGGTGGTGCTGTTGCTTTTGCAAACACTGATCCTATCCTCTTCACAGTTAATGATGCTTCTAACGTAACAAATGCTGGTTTGACTACAGTTACCTTTGACCAGTTTGTTCCTTACGCTGTTGCAGCTGGCACCACTTGTGAGTTCCGTAGATTGAGTAGAATCATCACCAGTTCCCACTCCTTTGAATATGTGGGTGCGGGTACGGACATAAATAGAGCAAACCCCTTCCAGGGTGGAGAACCTGTTCCTGAGAACGAAGTTCTTGCTATCAATGGTGGACAAATTCCATTCACAAGCACGGACCAAAAAGGTAACTTTAGAATCGGTGCTGGATTAGTCATTGACCAAACAACCGCATCTATTTCTGGAAGAGATTTCAACAGAGCGATACAAGCAAACCTTACACCATTGATATTGGCACTGGGAGGATAATAAGATAAGATGGCAGTCGCACCAGTCAATAAGTTTATTACAGTTGCTGTTCCTGTCGCACCAGGAGAGCAAAAAGTATATGAAGTTCCAACAGGAGTTTCATCTATTTTGCTGTATGCACAGGTAGCGAATGTTGGTGTTGGAACTTATCCAACTGCCACACTAATTCATAGAAGAGAGAGTAGAAGCACGGGTAACCAGAGAGATATTAGAGTAATTAAGGATATTGAAATTCCACCCAATGATGCTGCCATTCTGATTGATGGTAGATTGGTGCTGGAGAAGACTGCTACCACACTTGATAGACTGTATATCAAAGCAAATCAGACAGGTCTTGGAACTATTTTCAACGTTGACTATCACGAACCTGCTGGTCTTGCTACTATCACAACAATGACTGCACACGGATTCAGTGCAGGAGATGATGTAACATTGGCAGGTATCGCTTTTACTTGCCTTGGCAGCACAGGTATTACGACAACGGTGTTTCCAGATCCGCAGCAGTCTTACACTGTTAATAGTATTGTAGATGCTGTAGGAACTTCAAGAACTTTCACAGCGTTTATTGGTGGATC